TATGATTTTACATGTTATAGCAGTACCAGATAATTCAGTGATTATACTACCTAATATAGTATCAACAGTTACAGCAGTATCTGAGTCAAAAGGAGTAGGAGCTGGTCTGACTGCTTTTATATCAGCTTTAACTGGAGTTTCTTCATGATCTTCTACTCTAATAGTATAGTCATAATTAGTTTTAGCTTGAGTTAGAGTAACTGTTGTTGTATCTCCAGTCTCCCAATCCTCTCCACCATGTAACAAATCTACTTGTCTATTGTATGAGCAACTAAAAGCATTAGCTGGTACATGACTAGAATCATCTCCATAGTCACCAATTTGACCTTGTTGACCATGAGCAGTTACACGAAAAGTTAAGTTTCTTCTAGTTCCAGTATCTGTATCACTACCTCCAAACACCTGAGTACCTATACCTGGACATGTTCCAGTACCAGCACCTTCAGCTAGATTATCGCTAGATATTTTTATCCTTGTAGCTCTTTTTATAGTTACTCCAGCTGTGTTATTACTAAATATATTTAAAGCATACTGCCTACCATTCTCTGTTCTCAGTAGTTCTACATAAGCAAAGTGTGCTTCTGGTCTATCATCAGTAGTACCTGTAGTAGTTACATTTGTATCTCTATTATTTAAAAAGGTAGTATCATTAATAGTTAATGCTTGTACATCTTCTGTATTACTTGCTGATAGGTAGGTAGTAATAGCTGTGTGATCAGAGTTTCCTCCATTATATGCACTGTTATCTGTATGATACCATACATTCTTCTCAGTACCATCATTGCAACTCCATATTCTTACTCTACCATCAGCTGCTACTTGACCTATGTAAGCTCCTTCTGTTTCATCTCTATAATAGCTGAACCAAGACCCACCACTTTGTACATTAGTTAATGGTGCAGTTCCTATTCGTTTAGCTCCAGGTCTTTTATACAATCCATTGATTAAATCAGGTATTGAATTAATAGTCTCTACTACTTGACCTGGAGCTTTCAATTGATCTGGTTGTTCAGAAATACCTGCAGTATAACTAGGAATAGTTTGTGTAATACCTGCCATTAAACTACCCTCTTCTTCTTAGTTTTCTTCTTAGTTTTTTTGAGATCTCTATATTCTGGAGGTATTAATTCAGGATCTTCTCCTTCAATTACACTTGGTCTCCTTCTACCTCTCTCAGTATCTTCTATTACAGGAGTTTCAAATATAGTACCATCGTCATTTTCAAATTTAATTGTATAAGCCATTATCTTGCTAAATTCCTCCAAGGTTGATATGTTTGATAACTAGAATCTTCAGGGAATCCAAACATAGAATGATTACCTTGATTACATTCATATTCTATACATGCAGCTCTTGCTTGCATCTCCTGCTGTCCTATTAAATTAACTAGTTGTGGATTAGCTACTAACTGTGTAGCTGCCATACGACTAGCTCTATATATTATATATCTTTTAAATACTTCAGGTAGATCAGCAAATGTAAATAGTTTTACTACATCTAATACTACCTCTGTATGAGCAGACCAATCATCTGTGTGATCAAACTTATCATATAAGTATCCTCCTCTTCTTACTACATCGTACTGTCTTTTAGTCCAGCCATCTGACATATCCATTTTGAGTATGTCACTAGCTATCTGTACTTTACCTGTAGTACCATCTGGTGTGAGGTGAATATGTTTTTCTGTATTAAAATGCCATCCTTCATTTTGTACATCAACATTAGAATCCCTTAATAAATTATATATGAAACTTATCTCTGGGTTTGTAAAGTTTAAATTTGTTACTGGTGATTGACCTATGCTACCCAAGATTGAGTTAACTGCGGATAGTTCGGTATCGAGATCAATTGTTGTGGTAGCCATAAAATTTGATAAAAAAAAAGGGAGCCATAAAGACTCCCGTATGAATAATATATTAGAATGCTTGAGCAACTCCAGTGTTTGGAGCGATACCTGCAATCAATTCCACA